CGGTGGCGAAGACCATCAAAAAGGCGAAGGGAGGCAAAAAATGACCTCAGACGACTACCGCCTATTCCCCGCCAACCTTTTGCTCTCAACTGGCTCGAGCTTGATTGGTCTTGTTACGGCTCCGCTCGACCCGGTGATCACGGGCATCATGCTCCCGATCATCTTCTTCACAATCGGCAAGGGCGTCGATGTGGCGGTCCGCATCTATCTCGCAAGGCGCAAGGACGGAGGCGATGCTTGACGCTATCTTGGAGATCATATCTGGAGTGGCTTTGGCGGTGCTCACCATCGGGCTCGTCGGTTTCCTTTTCGACTACTTCGACAAAAAATGAGGGGAGGCGACGCACAAGATGAGAGCCTATGCGATGTCTGCGGTCGAAGACTGGCAGACCCTCGGCGTCTGATGTGCGATGACTGCAAAGGCAAGATTTGGCGATTGCTTTATAGTTTAGAAGACCATGATAAAAATCAACTCAATCAAGAAGAATCCGAAGAATCCGAGAATTCTAAAGGATGACAAATTTGAAAAGTTAAAAGCAAGCATCGAGAGCTTCCCTCGGATGATGGAATTGCGACCGATTGTTATTGATTCGGATGGAATAATTCTTGGCGGGAATATGCGCTTTCAAGCAATCAAGTCTCTCGGAATGAAGGAAATCCCCGATGCTTGGGTTAAACGAGCCGAAGATCTAACAGACGAGCAGAAGCGCGAATTCGTCATTAAAGACAACGCCGGGTTCGGTGAGTGGGACTGGGACACGCTTGCAAACGAGTGGGACCACCTCCCGCTGGTGGAGTGGGGACTTGAGGTTCCAACCATTGAGTTAGTCGATGACAAGGAAATCCTTGAGGACGAGGTGCCTGAGGTTCCCAAGGAGCCGATAATCAAACCGGGCGACCTCTGGATTCTTGGCGAGCATCGGCTGCTGTGCGGGGACTCGACGAAGACCGAGGACGTGGCCCGGTTGATGGATGGAGCGAAGGCGGACATGGTTCTCACTGACCCGCCATATGGAGTCTCCTACGTCGGAAAGACGAAGGAAACCCTAAGAGTTGAAAACGACGACCTTGGCGAAGAAGACCTGACCTCGCTTGTTGTCGCAGCGTTCGACAACGCCGAATCCAACTGCCGCGCTGGTGCCTACTGGTATGCAACGGTCCCGGCGGGACCGTTGGAAATTCTCTTTGCCGACGATTGGAAGCGTCGCGGCATCTTGCGGCAGATCATGGTATGGGCGAAGGACAAGTTGGTTCCTGGTCGGAGCGAATACCAATACCAGCACGAGCCGATCCTGTTTGGCTGGATTCCGGGTAAACGCCACAAGAACTCAGATCGCACGCGAACAACGCTTTGGCAGTACAGCAGGCCAACGGCGAACCGTGAACATCCGACGATGAAGCCAGTCGCCCTATGGAGAAAGGCCGTAACGGACGGCTCCCGCCAGGGCGAGGTCGTCTACGACCCGTTCCTCGGCTCCGGCACCACGCTCATCGCCGCGGAACAACTTGGCCGCAAGTGCTACGGCATGGAGATCTCGCCGGCTTATTGCGACGTGATCGTGAAGCGGTGGGAGACACTGACCGGCAAGAAGGCAGTTCTTGAGACTAAGTGATGGCCAGACCGAAGGCAAAAATCGAATGGGACCGAGTCGGTCAGATGCTCGAGGCAGGTTGCTCGGGCGTCGGGATTGCCGGCGTTCTCGGCATTGATGAGGCAACTCTAAGAAAGCGATGTCTTAAAGACCTTAAAATTAGTTTTTCCGAATTTTCCCAACAAAAGAAAGCCAAGGGCGACGACCTCATCCGCCTCAAGCAATTCGATCTGGCGATGAAGGGAGATAAAACGCTGTTGATATGGCTCGGCAAGCAGAGGCTCGAACAAGCTGAACGGCAGGATCAGAAGCACGAGCACAGCGGCGGAGTTGTAATTGAAGTCGAATATGTTAACGGAGAAGGCACGGATAAGGCTTGAGATTCCTAAACCGCACAAAGTCCAAGAGCAGATTCTGGGCGGGATGAGGCGGTTTAATGTTATCTGCGCGGGTCGTCGAACTGGTAAGAGCGCGCTCGCTTTGATTCGGGCTTCTAAGTTTTTAATCGAGGGCAAGCGCGTGGCTTATTTTTGCCCGACCTTTAGGATGCTCTCGGACTTCATGCGCCATGCCATTGAGCTTTTCCGTCCGGTGCTCAAGCATGCTAACAAGACCGAGCACAGGATAGAACTTATAACGGGCGGGATTTTTGACTTTTGGTCTTTGGAAAGTTTCGACACGGTACGCGGGCGGAAGTATCACCACATCATTATCGATGAGGCGGCGATGTTCTACGATCTCGAGAGCGCATGGAGCGCGGCGCTCCGTCCTCTGCTCACGGACTTCGCAGGAAGCGCAGACTTTATGAGCACGCCCAAGGGGATTAACTATTTCCACAAGCTCTTTCAAAGAGCCTCGGACCCGACGGCTAAGGATTGGGCGGCGTTTCAGTTTCCAACGAGCTCGAACCCATACATAGCCGGCTCTGAAATTGAGGCGGCGCGTGACGAGCTCCCGATGGATGTCTTCCGTCAAGAGTATCTGGCGGAATTTATTCAAGGCGACGGCTCGGTCTTCCGGAACATAATCCCGAACCTAACGACCAAGCGGACGAAACCCGCAGATCATGAGAAGCACCGGGTCGTCGCGGGCGTGGATTGGGGGATGAGTAACGACTTCACGGTCTGCTCCATCGGGTGCGCGGACTGTCGGACGGAGCTCGAGCTGGACCGCTTTAATCAAATCGACTGGAGCTTTCAGCGCGAAAGGCTTAAGGGTCTGCTTGAAAAATGGAAGGTCCAGGATGCGCTCGTCGAGCTTAACAGCATCGGCGGTCCCAACTTCGAGGAACTACAACGGGCGGGGCTTCCTGTTTCGGGCTTCCAAACTACGGCGCAGAGTAAGCCTCGAATCATTCAGAATCTAGCGCTCGCCTTGGAGAAGGAGGAGCTCAAGCTGTTGGATGTCCCCGTCGCAACCCGTGAGCTCGAGGCGTTTGAGGCTAAACGATCGGAGGCAACAGGACGGATTTCATACGGTGCGCCGAGTGGAGCGAACAGTCACGATGACTCGGTAATAGCTCGGGCATTGATGGCAGAGGTCATGCTGAACCGCGGGGTGGGAATTTGGATTTAAGGAGAAACACATGGGAATTTGGGACGATTTTTTAAGGCGCTCGCCGAAGGTAGGCTTTGAGGTAAAAGTTGAGGCGACACAGGAAAAGCGCGCACTGCCTAAAGCGCAACCGCTCGATACTTCGCTCGAGTCGCTTCAGAAGTACGCAAGACGAAACGAGCTGGTCTACGCTTGCATCCAAAAGAAAGCACAGGCCGCCGCCGAGCCGACGCTCATCGTCGAGCGAAAGGACGCGGACGGCGTCTTCCGCAAGGTGGACGACCATCCGTTCATCGCCATGTGGAACAAGCCGAACCCATACGATGACGCGGAGAGTCTGATGAAGTCATGGGTCGCCTCCGAAAACTTCGCGGATGTTGTCTACCTCGAGAAGGTGATGAGCCGCGGTGGTGATCTTGTCGAGCTTCATCCGCTGAATCCGGCCAGCGTGACTCCGCAGTATATCGCACAGGCTGACGGCTACGCGCTGGACTATTACCTCTACGACAACGGTCTCAAGCAGATAAAACTCTACGAGGACGATGTCATTGTCCGAAAGCGTCACGCTCAAGGCTCCATCTATGACGGCGTCTCTAATGTCTCAATCGCGCTCGGTGCGGTGGATGCCGATGTCGCGATGACCGACTACGTCCGCGCGTTCTTCAACAACGACGGCGTTCCGAGCGGTCAGCTAATCGTGAAGGACCGAAGGCTATCCAATGAGGAGGCGGAGAGTCTTCAGCAGAAATGGTCTCGAAAATTCGGACGAGGCGGAGCCAACCGTAAGGGCGTAGTCGTCCTCGACCAATCGGCGGAGTTTCAGAAGATAGGCTCGAACCTTAACGAGCTCGCATCCGATTCCATCACGGGGCAGATCGAAAGCCGCATCTGCATGGCCTTTGGTGTGCCGCCTGTTCTAGTCGGTGCTTTCGTGGGTCTTCAGAATGTTAACCAGAAGGCTAGCTTTGAGGGAGCGATGGCTGACTTCTGGAGAGGCACGATGTCGCCCGAGCTGAAATCCATCAAGAACTTTTTAACTTGGAATCTCCTCGTCTATTTCGAATCGGAAGAGGACATAAGGGCGGGACGCGTCCGCGTCAACTGGGACTACTCCCAAGTTGATGCGATGCAAGAGAACCTGAACGAAACGCACAAGCGGGTCCAAGAGGACTACGCGGCGGGACTGCTCACCCTTAACGAGGCGCGGGCGGTCATTGGCTACGCTCCGCTTGATGGCGGGGACGCAGTCAAAGAGCCTAACGCTCCACCGTCTTTTAACTCGGCTCCGGAAACCCCCAAGAACCTTGCCCCGGAGTCAGAGATTAAGAGCGAGGTCAAGGCTGAAGTCGGCGGTCGGGAGATTGATTTAAACCCGACCGAGGGCATGCGTGAAGAGGCGCGGCTTTACAGGAAATGGAAGGAAGAGGGACGCCGAGGCGGGACTGAGGTCGCCGCTAATCGCGCATCTCAAATCCTTTCGGGCGATGAGCTGAGCCCCGATACCGTCATAACAATGGCGGCGTGGTTTGCGCGTCACGAGGTGGACAAAGAAGGCGAAGGCTTCCGACCCGATGAGCCAGGCTTCCCATCGCCTGGACGCGTTGCATGGGCGGCGTGGGGCGGGGACGCTGGGCAGACTTGGGCGAGCCGTAAAGCCGAAGCCATCCGCGAGGCTGAGCTCAAAAAAGTCGAATTCAACGGTCTTATGCTCTCAAGGCTTCCCAACGAAAACGAGCAAGTCGTGGACCTAAAGGGGATGGTCGAGGACCAACAGAGCATCAAGGATAAAATCGCCTCCGCTCTTCAGACCCTCCGAAGCGAGCTGATTGCAGAAGCGGCGGAGAAAGGCAAGACCATTAGCGAGGCTGAACTCTATCAGCTCACGCTCACACCATCGCGCGAGATTTATCGAAGGCTCGAGCGCATCCTTGGACAGGCTATCGCCGACGGCGGGAAGCAAGTGGTCGAGGAGCTCGCGGCTCAAGGTGTGCGCCAGGCGGTGGTCGCCGCAACTGACGCCACGGTCCTCGGCTCGATCGTGGACCTCACGGTCTCGAGAGCAGTCAATGAAATGCAGACTAGGGCAATCAATCAGCTCGCCATCCAGCTCGTGACGGGCACTCCGCAAGATCAAGCGGCGGATAACCTGAGCCTCATCCTGTCGGGCCAATCCGAGCAGTGGACCGAGGACTACGCGGGACGCGCGGCGAATAGTGGAATCCAAGAGGGACGAGGTGAGACTCTGCTCGAGAACGCCGAATTTATCGACCGCTATCAATACTCCGCGCTACTAGATGCGAACACTTGCGAGGCTTGTGCGGAGGCTGACGGCATGGAATCGGACAACATCGAAGACCTCCCCGAGGTCCCGAATCCAGACTGCGCCGGCTTCGATCGTTGCCGATGTTTTATTGTTGCAATCGCTAACGAGCGGAACTAGTAAACCATGACAAAAGACCAAATCCGCGAAGCGGTGAGGGCGAGATATAAAGAGCTCAGCGAGACGGGCGGGGCGGATAATGTATGCGAGGCGGTGATGGCTGAGTTTCAGCT